GACTTTGGTGACTTAGACTTTGCAGATCATTACGGTGACGAAACTGTTAAAGATGACAGTCAACTCCTTCCTGAGAATACAGCAACTTCTGCTATTAATTGTGCATTTGTTGGTTTCGGTGGTGGTGGTGGAAAACTTGCCAAGTCATTTTTGGATCTAGGATACAATAGAACTCTACTCATTAACACAACACACAAAGATCAACCTGAAGGCATTAAACCGGAACACTTTCTTTTATTAGAAGGCGCAGACGGTGTTGGTAAAGATGTCAACATGGGTAAGAAGATTTTAAACGATAATGCGACGTTTATCGAAGACACCTTACGAGCTCGACTCGGCGAAGTTGACTGGCTCTTTGTATGTGCATCTGGTGGTGGAGGTACAGGAAGTGCTTCTGCAAGTCTTCACGATGCATTCCAGAGATACTTAGACTCTGTCCAAGGTAATGGTAAGGTCGTCTATCTTGTGTCCACTCCTACCTCACAGGAGCTTCTCAATCCAACTATTAAGTCTAACTGTGCATTGCTTTGTCAAGATGTTAAAGCGCATCCACATGTTATCGTTGACAATGAAAAACAATTGCAATTACTGCGCGGTAAGGTTGGTATGCTGGGCATGTATCCTGCTGCTAACAAAGCATTTTCTAAGATGTTGGCACAGATTTTTAAGTTGGCTGCTGAACCGTCGCCCATTCAGTCTTTTGACACTAAAGATTTAGAAAAGTGTCTTGCAACACCTGGACGCATGTCATTAGGAACAATTGCAGTCAAAGACTTTAGAGCAGACAATCTTGGCATGAAAATATTTAAAGGATGCACAGATCGATCACCTTGTCCAACACCTGCTGCCAAAGCACAGGCAGGAGTACTTTTATTGGTGACAAGTACTGATACAGCATCTGATCCGACAGCTTCAAACCAAATGGAAGCAGCAATATCTTATGTTGGAGGTCGATCAGACACTTTATTTTCAGGTGTTTATGTACGCCAAGGACTTCCTGGATTAGTTGCTATTATGGTTCTTTGTGGTATGTAGGAAAAAACTAAACCAGCTATATATATAAATTTGTGTTTTTAGTGTAGTCTTCCGTTAAAGTTGTGCCTATTTATATATAAAGCTGGAGGCATAGTGACTACTTTTGCAAATACAACGAATCCAACACCTTTTGGTCTCTATGACGATGATACAACTTTTCAGTCTGATGCTGATAAAATAGTTACATTTGTCAAGAGAAAATTAGGCGATGATATTTTATCTGTTGAATTGAGTATAGTTCTGTCATCAACCAATATCAAGCAAAATCTCAACTAGTTAACTTCTTAGGCTTTGCTACTGGCAGTATAATGTCTGGGTCTGAAGAGAAAATGCCTAGAGAAAACCTTGAGTATCTATCTAGATTTGCTGAACCTTATGCGACAGAAGCAGGCATTGGAGGTTCTTATAATACCATAACAGGCTCTATAGAATTAGAGTCTAACAGGCAAGACTATAATATTTACACAGAATTAAAAGATGGTGCAGGTAACGTAATATTTGATCAGCAAGCAGCAGGTAAAAAGTCTAAATTAAAAATTGTTGAAGTCTTTCACTATGATCCTCAAGCAGCTTATAGATTTTTCGACACAACATCAGCAATTAACTACCTCAACAATGAATTTAGTTTTGAATCTTTTACTCCAGAAACAATATTTTATGTTCTACCTGTTTTTGAAGACATTTTAAGAGCAGGCCAGTTAGACTTGTCGAACAGAGTTAGAAGATCAAATTATTCTTATGAAGTTGTAGGTACTAATATACGAATGTATCCTATGCCTACTGGTGCACCCACTAGGCCTAAAAAACTTTGGATAAGAGTTCGGTATTTTTCTGATCCGCTTTCTCCTGCATATCAAGATGATTCGATACAGGGTGTATCTAATTTAAATAACATTCCGTTTGGTAATTTAATTTATACTAGAATTAACTCGATAGGAATGCAGTGGATTAGGCAGTACTGTCTTGCACTGTGCAAAGAACAGCTAGGGCTGATTCGATCTAAATTTGGAAACATTCCGATTCCAGGTGGTGATCTATCACTCAATGGTAGCGATCTAATATCACAAGGTCGCGAAGATCAAAATTCCCTGAGGGATAAGTTAAAAGAAATGCTAGAGTCGTTAACTTATGACAAGCTTATTGAGATCCAATCAACACGCGCTGAACAAATTCAAAAACAACTAAAGTACGTACCGGTTCCAAACGGTGGTGCTATTTTTATGGGGTAACCAATGGCCAGATTATTCATAACACCACGAGAGATTAATTTTATTAATGATATTGCTAAAGAAGTCGTCAAAGATGTTATTGGGCAATTCATATATTTTTACCCAATATCAGAGACAAAGACACTTGTTCACGATGTTTATGAAGAATCAGTTGATAAGATATTTGAGAACCCAATTAAAATAGACTGTTTAACTGAATATCAAGCAGATGAAATATCTACGACAAGGTTTGGTAGTGAAGAATATTATACTATTGATATCTATATTCAGTCAAGAGATTTAATTGATAAAGAAATAGAAATACTTGAAGGAGACTTTTTTCAATATGGTGGTATCTTTTTTGAAATTATTAAAGTACCGCTTAGTAACGTTATTTATGGACAAATTGAGTACAATGGTTACGTTACACTAACAGGGAAACAATCAAGAAAAGGTAATTTCTTAAGTCAAGTTCTAGGGCCTTATGATGAAGGTTATTCAGATCCTGAAGCTATTCAAGATACTTTTGTTCAACAACGTGGGTTTGCTGAGAATAGAGAAGGCGCAACAGGTGATGTTAGAGAATTACAAAAAAGAGGTGTTTTAGACAAACCAATTACAGGCCCTGCTGAAGTTTCACCTACTGATGGCGGAAAGGCAGGATCAACTTTTTACGGTGACACATAATGGCTAAAAGTAGAAAAAACGGAAGACCCAAACAAAAGCTTGTTATGGGTCGCGAAGGTAATAACATAACAGAAAATTTTAATATGCCTTCAATTGGTATTGAGGATATTGATAGAGCCATATTTACACTATTTGACAAAACCCTAAATTTTAACGTCACGTATCAAGGTGAGACTACAAAGGTTCCAGTTATTTTTGCTACAGGTGAAAGGTTTGCTCTGACTAGGCGCGACAGCCCAATACGCGATACTAATAACGCCTTAATACTCCCAATGATATCGATCATGCGTCAAGACTTTGATTTTAGCCCAGGACAGTCAGGTAAAGGAACAGCAATTGCTTTTGGAGAAATTCCTGAATATTACGTGAAGAGGCGGTTAGGTAAAGAAGACCGAAACTATCAGAATATCATTAACAAGATTGGGTTGACCAACCAAAGCAATGTATCGTCACGCAAAAACTTTGGATTAAATGAAATTTCACCCGGTAATACAGCAAAGCCAAATACGTTAGCTTCCAGAAGGAATGGTAAAAATTTAACATTCATGGCAGGGATGGCTAAATCTGGTCTGCAATCTAACTTAGGTGATAACATCTTTGAAATTATAGACATACCATATCCTACCTTTGTTGCAGTAAAGTATAATATAATTTTTTGGACCCAATATATACAACAAGCAAATCAAATTATAGAAAGTCTATACTCAATTTTTAAAACTAAGCATGAGATACAAATGGTCACTGATACTGGTTACGAGCTAGTGGCGTTCTTTGGAGACACAGTCAGCGCCAACAATAACTTTGATGACTTTTCTAACGACGAGAGAACTATTAAACATAGTTTTGATGTTACAATTCCTGGTTACATATTAGCACCTAACAACAACGATTTAGGCTCACCTTTTAGATCATTCTTCTCAGCACCTCAAATTGAATTTGGTTACTATGATGCATTAAATCCAGTCATTGTTAGGCAGGACATGGATCAAGCAGATTCTTCTGATTTTATACTAAGTGATGTAGAGATGGTAGAAGATATAAAAGGCAGTCTTAGGCGTGGACAGTCAAGTGAAGAAGTTCAAGTTATGGTTCGGGATCCCTTTACAAACGAAGAGGTCACAACATATGGGAAAGTTAAGCTACGTAATCAGAGAGCAGGAGAAACAGTTATAGGACCTGCTGTTGTCAAAAAAATTGATACACAATATGAATAGATAATTGACGTGCAACTCGATAGTTATTAAACGTTAATGTAATTAAGGAGTAATTGAATGTCTGAACAAGTATTTAAGTCCCCTGGGTTTTTTGAAAAAGAGGTGGATCTAAGTCAGCGAACGGGCGAAATAACTGGCGTTCCAGCTGGAGTTGCCGGTACAGCTGAGATAGGCCCAGCATTCGTTCCTGTAACAATCGGTTCGATGGTAGATTTTAAAAATAAATTTGGCGATATCAAATCAGAAAATTTCGGACCCTATGCAGTCAAAGAATTTTTAAGAAATAGATCAGCAGTAACTTATGTCAGAGTTTTAGGCGCCGGAGCAAACACGACATCGCAACATATAAATAACACAGAGCAACAAGGCGTTGTCAACTCTGCAGGTTTTTTATTGACAGGTAGCGGGTACTCTTCTGCTGATAACATACTAAACAGAGCACAAGGAAATGTAGTATTTATTACAGCATTTCATCAAGTACCTACAAACTATGAAGTAGCTGGATATCCTATTTTTACAGACAATAGAACGTTTGGTCTAACCTCCGGTGGTTTTATTTCTCTAGTCAGAGAAATGCTTTTTACTACGACCGGTTCTAGAATTGAAGTATTAAAATACGATCAAAGTTATCCGTCACCACAAACAGGAGCTGACGTAGCCTCAGTTAATCCTTACGACGGCACTGAACTAGCAGGAACTTTTAAACTTGTAGTATCCTCTTCTGCAGCTGGTTCTACGTTTTCAAATGACGAAGGCAAACCTGGTATTAAAATCTACACTGCTTCTTTAGATCCTAGTAGCATACATTATGTAGGAAAAGTTTTAAATAAAGACCCAGACAGATTCTTTGAAAAGCAACATTTACTTTATGGTGACTTTCCAGTTGAAAGTGAAATTGCCAAAGTTTTTCATAATTCAGCGGCTCCTGCAAGTGAGTATGTAGGAATTGTTTCCGGATCACAAAGCACTAGTTTGTCCTCCGGTGATACAACACAGACATATGAAGCCATGTATGGAAGATTTGACACAAGATATGCAGCAGCAAGAACAACCGATTTTATATCACAACCTTTTGGTGATAAAGAATTTGATTTGTTTCACTTTGAAACAATATCAGACGGAGCTTCAGCAAATGTTAAATTTAAAGCATCAATATCAAATATTAAGAAGTCTTCAGATCCTAAAAACCCATACGGGAGCTTTACTGTAGAAATTAGAGATTTTGGTGATAACGATAGAAACTTAAGAATTCTTGAAAGATATCCTAACTGCAATTTAAACCCAGCTAGCGAAAATTACATTGCTAAGAAAGTTGGAGATATGAAAGTTTTCTACAATTTTGATGCAGAAACAGACTCAGAAAGGCGATTAATTGTTGAAGGTAAAAATCCTAACAAGTCACAGTATGTAAGAGTTATAATGAATAGCCTTTTAGATTCTCCAGGAGCTGTACCGCAAGAGGCGTTACCTTTTGGTTTTAGAGGTCTTCCAGTTCTCAAGACAACAGACACGCTTACAGACGACAAAGATTCAGCATTGCCTGCAGGAACACTTAATCCGAGTGCTAGACTGCACCTATCAGCTTCAGACTCTGCATCAGTTCTTTCAGCTTCTGTTTTACCTCCTGTTCCTTTTAGATACAAAGTTACAAAAGGAGCTGTAAAACAATCATCAACACCTGCATTCACAGGAGAGCCTGGCGATACAGAAGTTGCTGATGCTAATTTATATTGGGGTGTCAAGTTCGAAAGACTACCGACTACAGCATCAATGGCACAATCAGTTTTAAATTCAAATGCTTCATCAGAAAAGAACGATCTTATAGCTAATTATAGTAAACTACTAGGTATTGCTAAATTAGATTCACTTGTAACCGGTTCTGGTGTCGATCAGTTTAATGAAAATAAATTTACTTTAGCACGAGTTGCTTTAAGACACACACTTGCAGCAGGAGGTAATATTGATACAACCATGTCAACAGCCTTGTCAGGAACAGCAGCAGAAAGCATTCTTGAAACTGCTTACTTAAGAGACAAAGACCCTGATGTTGCTGATTATACAGTTCTCGATGGATCTTTGCGCAGGGCTACGCTAGCAACACTTTTAGCAGCCAACAGTCATGTCTACTTTAACAAGTTTGCAAATTTCGCAAAGTTTACAAACATGTTTTATGGTGGTTTTGATGGTAATAATTTACTTGATAAAGA